GTGACCGTCAAGCCGCAGTATTGGATACCTGATCATGTCATATAACAGCCCCTTCACAGGTAATGTCATCCAGCCAACGGATGTCTCTTATCGCCGAATTACTCTGACCGCTGACTTACAGTTGGAGTGGCCTATCAACGGGACTTCGACTGATGATGCCGCCGCTCGAATCATGGAGGTGTCAACTGCATCTACTGCAAACGAGTTGTGGATGCCGCCAGCCAATCAGGCTTCTGTCGGCCAAGATGCGTTGATCCGAAATGTGGGCGCTGTTGCTTTGCTGGTCAAGGACTACACTGGCCTCAACACCATTGTGTCTATAGCCGCTGGCGAAGCCCAGTACATCTACATCACGGCCAATCCAACCACAGCAGGCACTTGGGGAATCATTGCCTATGGTATTGGCTCTTCTGGTGCTGATGCGGCCACGCTGGCTGGATACGGCTTGCTGGCGATTGGTCAGACGCTGAACCAGTCCCAGCCTGTCACCACCTTTTCTAGCGATTACACGGCACTGACAACAGACCGCTCTAACACTTATGTGTGGACGGGTGGTGCTGGTACTTTGACGCTATCAGCCGCGTCTACCCTTGGCGATAACTGGTTCATGTTCTTGCGCAACAATGGAACTGGTGCCTTGACTGTTGCTGGAACTGGCGGAAACACCATCAACGGTTCTGCTTCGTTAATTTTTCAGCCTGCTGATTCTGCAATTATTGTGTGCAGTGGCTCAACCTTCTACACCGTTGGCCTTGGCAAATCAACTCAGTTTGCTTTTACTCAGTTGACCAAGAGTGTCACTACTGGCAGTTACACATTGACTTCTGCGGAAGCGTCTAATGTGATTCAGAAGTACACAGGAACCCTGACAGGCAATGTGACCATCATTGTTCCTCAGACGGTGCAGGTTTACTACATCCAGAACGCAACGACTGCTGGTGGGTTTACCTTAACGATCAGCACAGGCGTGGGTGGTGCGTCTACGGCCACGATTGCCGCAGGTAATCAAGCCACGCTGATTTGCGACTCGGTGAACTTGTTGAACGCCAACACCGTACTGGCTGGTTCTTCGGCCATCAGTTTGCTCAACGGTACGGTTTCTAACCCTTCGTTGAACTTTGCGTCTGAGCCAACGACTGGTATTTATCGCGCCGCCTCTGGTGAGTTTAACCATGCAATTCTTGGCGTGTTGCGCTCCACCTTGTCGGCATCTGGCTTGGCAATTGTTGGCACGGGTAACTTTACGGGTGGCGTTTCAGGCGGAGTATTCACTTGACCAAAAAAGTTCTTACGATTGACACCCTTGCTGGACTTCAGAGGGATGGCACTATTTTTGACTTGAACTTTTATACCGCTGGTAAATGGGTTCGGTTTCAGCGTAACCGACCCCGCAAGATAGGTGGCTACCGCGCCATCACAAATGATGTGTTTGGTTACTCTCGCGGCATTTATGTCAACTCTGTAGACGGCATTAACCAAATTTTCAATGGCTACAACAACGGCTTTGAAGTTGTAAACATTGACAACGCTGGCGTGGGCGCGGGAGTTAATGAGTTCACATTCACTGGTCTGATCCTTACGACCAACACATTGGTTGGCGGTACGCTGTACACAAACGGCACATACACAAATGTGACCTTGACTGGCGGCTCTGGTTCTGGGGCCAAGGCCACCATCGTGGTGTCTGGCGGTTCTGTGACCACAGTGACCATTACGACTGCTGGCAATGGGTATGTTGTTGGCAACACCTTGAGCGCAACAGCCGCAAGCATTGGCGGGACTGGTAGCGGTTTTTCTGTCAAGGTTGCCACAATCAACAGCGGCTTTACACCAAGCGACTTGAACCTGTGGCAGATTGATTCATCTTTTGATGCTCAAGGCTCTGGCAATCAGTTGTTGCTGGCGCACCCCGGGCAGAACTTGGCGCAGATTGACCAAACAGTTAATACCCCTGTGCTGGCTGGAAATATCAACGGAACGGTTCTTTCCCCATTGACGGACACATCTGGCACAACCCCAACAGGCGACATCATTGAGGTTGCGGGCGGTGTGGTTGTCTTGCACCCGTATGTGTTCGTGTATGGAGACAACGGCCTGATTAAGAACTCTGTTGCTGGCAATCCATTTGATTGGAACGGCCCAGACGCAAACGAGGTCAATGTGGCCTCCACCAAGATCGTCAAGGGCTTGCCAGTGCGAGGCGGCTCTAACGCGCCTTCTGGATTGTTCTGGGCGCTTGATTCTTTGATTCGAGTTTCATACACCCCAACAACAGTGACGGTCGCTGGAACGCCCCAGACCTTCTTCTGGCGCTATGACATCATTTCTTCGCAGTCTTCGATTTTGTCGAGCCAGTCTGTGATTGAGTACGACGGCATCTACTACTGGTGTGGCGTTGACCGCTTCCTGCTTTACAACGGTGTGGTGAAAGAGATTCCAAACACCTTCAACCAGAACTACTTTTTTGACAATCTGAACTATGCACAGCGTCAAAAGGTCTGGGCAACCAAGGTTCCTCGCTACGGTGAAATCTGGTGGTTCTATCCTTCTGGCGATTCAGAAGAGTGCAACAACGCGGTCATCTACAACATCCGCGAGAACTGCTGGTACGACGCTGGGTTCTCTGATGGCGCAACCCGCACCGCTGGCTACTTCTCTCAGGTGTTCAAATACCCAATCAATGCAGGCGCAACTTTAAGCACGGTTGAGGAAGTTTTTTCATCCTCCATTACAACGATCAACACAAACGCAAACATTGAAGTTCCGCAGACAAACCAAATTGCGGTTGGACAGTTGGTGATCGCCGCAGGCATTCCAGCAAATTCGATCATCACGGCAATCGTTCCTAGTGCTACGGCTGGATTCTTTACGGTTACGCTGACCAACCCAGCAAGTGCATCTGCAACCGTGACTGCATCATTCAATACAACGGCTGGTCGCGTAACGCTGTGGCAACATGAAATTGGCACTGACGAGATCAACAACACCAATGTAAACGCCATCGAGAGTTTTTTTGAGACCTCTGACCTTGGCTGGGTGCAGGGTGGCCCAGCGCAGACCTCCCCAGTGGGCGACAACTACTGGTTGCGCATTGAGCGGATTGAGCCTGACTTTATTCAGGAAGGTACGATGACTGTACAGGTTACAGGTCGCCCGTTTGCTCAATCGCAAGATGTGATCTCCGACCCGTTTGCCTTTGAGCCAACGACAGGCAAGATTGATATGCGTGAGCAACGCCGAGAGATACGGTTGCGGTTTACAAGCAATATTCAGGGTGGTGATTACCAGATGGGTAAGGTGCTATTAAACGCAACCGTCGGCGATACACGCCCATACGGAGGTTAAGATGGCTCTTGCGGTTGTCTATGATCCTCGGTTTCACACCTTTGAGTCGTGGGCGGCGCTGATGTGCGAGGCGTATGCGGGTCAGCAGTTGGTGATCCCTGACTCTCGAACAGATTGGTATCAGTGGGCGGCTGGGTTAAAGGCAATTGATGTCTTCACGAATGAGGGCATCCCCGGCCCCTATATCTATAACAACTGGCAGGATTGGGCGTCGGCTTTGGTTGGCGCTGTCAACCAGCCCACAGAAGGCCCAGACCAATGATAGAGTTCATCGAGATTTTCAACTATGTAGCAAAGGTCGCTCGACCCGCTCACGCCAAAGTTGCCATCGCAGACGCAATGGAAAATACTTTTCAGGAAATTGGGTTGGACAGTCTCGATGGTTTGGTTATGTTGATGTACTTCGACGACCTCTATGGAATTGAAGACGCAGTCAGCAAAGAGTGGACGCCAGCGTCTGTGCAAGAGTTGCACGACCTCGTGATGGCAAACAAAACCAAAGAACCTGCCTCAATGGAAGAAGTGGCCGAGGCTTGCAAATGATCTTTCTGACCCACTACCGCACCGCCTCCACAACCAATGTCGAGTTGTTTGACGACATCGTCTACCCCCAGAAGGTCAACTGGTTTCCTGAAACTTACAACCGAGCCAAGTCTGGCTTGGTCTACGTCCCCCATAAGTTGGCCGAGAAGGTGCTTGATCCTGAGTTGCTGACCTACCTGCGGGAGAACCCAGTAGGCAAGACGGCATTCATCTTGGCCGCAGGCAATGCGCACTTTGCTGGTATCGGCCAGCGTCCTTACGACTCGCGCCTGACTTACACCTACAAGTTCCTGCCGTTCACCCTGACTCAGGTCTACGCTGGCCGTATAGCCCAGTCCTGCGGTGACATGGATATGGTGACCACCGACTCCTCGGCCTGCGCTTCTAGCCTCAAGGTAATGATGGATGTGGTTAACCTGATCGACTTTTACGACTATGACCGCGTCATTGTGCTGACTGTGGAGGACGGTGTCTCAAACGCCGTGCTGGAGTTCTTTGGTGACTCCAAGGCGGTATTGACCGAAAAGCAGGAACAGGAAGGCATAAAGCCATCCGCTTTTGACTCGGTAAACGCTGGGTTTAGGGTTGGTCAGGGAGCCGCTTTTGCGGTGTTTGAGTCCGAGAGTGCCGTTTCCCGCCAGCGGGTTACCCCACACGCCGCCCTGATTGGTGCCTACAACGCGTCAGAACGCTCTACAAACGCGATTGGACAGTGTGAGGATGGTGAGGGCTTCAAAAAGGTTATTGAAGGCGTATTGCACTATTCCCATATTCGGGCAGATGAGATTAAAATCGTTAAAACCCACGGAACTGGAACAGCGTCCAACAACAAGGCCGAAAAGTGCGCCTTGAACCAAACGCTACAAGGATTCATCGCGACCTCGTATAAGCAGAAGATTGGTCATACGATGGGAAGCAGTGGACTCCTTGAAACTTTATTATTGTTGGGCGACATCAAGTCGGGATTTGTGCCAGCGATTGAGAACCGAACTGAAAGCGATTCGGTATTCCTTTCGGAATCGACAAGTCCCCCTGATGGTTTGATAATGAGTCTGGCGGCTGGGATGGGCAACATCTATTCCGCCGCAATATTTAAGGGGCTGTGATGCTGACCGATAGCAAAAAGAAAGAACTGAGTGTTGAGGCGGTCTTGCTGATTGCGGCACAGCAGACTAAGTCTAAGTATTCTGCGGAGCAGGTCTATGCATCTCTCGTAAAAGAGATGAACATGGAGGGCACAAGCACCTATCGCGAAGGCAATACTGTATTCCTTATGCATCACGCCAAGGGGCGTGTCGGTATCTTTCGCGCCCTGAACGCTGACACCGCCAGAAACTATTTGGACAACTCTTACCAATTTATTCAAGACGCATACAAGATGGGTTTTGATATTCTTGTCAGCGACTTTGAAGACCCGACGATTATGAACATTTTCAAGGGCATCTCAAGAAACCCTCCACAAGAGGGCATGGGCTATCGCGCCGAGAGAACCCAAAAAGGTTTTCGCGTGACGGTCAAGTTAGGGCCAGCGCGGCCCGATAAGGAATAAAAATGAGCGCAGTTGTTGAAGCAATTGGTGATGCAATCGGCGATGTATTTGAGGCTGTTGGCGATGTTGTAGAAAGCGTTGTTGATGTTGTCAGTGATGTCGTCGAGTTTGTCGGAGACACCGTTCAAGCAGTCCTTGACGACCCTTTGCCAATGCTTCTCCAGATTGCTGGTGCGGCAGTTGGCATCCCACCTTTTGTTACCTCTGGTTTTGTTACTGCGGCTCGTGGTGGCGACCTGATGGATGTGGTGTTGTCTGCTGGCACATCGTACCTTGCGCCTATGGTTGTTGGCCCTGTTGCGGGAACTGTCTCAGAGACTCTTCTTGATGCAGGGGTTAACGCCACGGTTTCTGACATTGTCTCTACTGGTATTGGTAAGGGACTTGTTGGCGGCGTGGTTGCAGAAATTAAAGGCGGCGATTTTGACGACGGCTTTGCTGGTGGTTTTGTTTCAACCGTTGTCAACAATGGCGTAACACAACTCACCAATTTTGTTTCTGACACTGTACTTAACACGGCCACTGTTGCGCTAGATTCTGTTGGGTCTACAGCAAACAGCACTTTTGTGGCGGCGTATGACGCTGGCTCATCTACCGACGGCGTGGACACAACGGTTGGTAGCACCTTCACTACTACTGTTTCTAGTTTTGACTCTGTTGACACAACTGACACAACCGATACATCGGGCACAACGATTACAACGGGTACAACTGACACATCAGGCACAACAGGAACTACTGGAAATACGGGCAATTTGGATTTAAGTACAGACAGCGGCTCTGGCATAGGAGCAGATGTTGTTTCTCAAGTTACTGTTTCCAATATTGGCGTTGACAACACAGGTGTTGACACCACATTTACTGGGACTACCGACACCACTGGTACTGTTGACACCACTGGCACAACGACCACAGGCACTACAGACACCACAGGCACAGTTGATACAGGCACCACTGGCACTGTGACTACTGATACTTCTGGTACAGGAACTACTGACACCTCTGGCACCACTGGTACGACAAATACTGCTGACACCTCTAGCGGAACCAGTATTTTTGACACAACCCTAAACAACACTGGCACAACAACTGGAACGACACTTACTGGCACAGGCGGCACAGACAGTGTTACTGATTCAGTCTTGAACAGCGGTAGCACAACAGGCTCAACAGTTATCGGTGATTCTGGTGGTTTGGATAGTGTTGCCGACATCATTGAAAGCCTTACCGCTGGTACTGGCGACACAACGCTTGACACGACGCTAGACTCAACAATTGACACAACACTTGACACAATAGGTGATACAGAACTTGATACGACAGACGATACAACTGTTGGCGGGCTAAGTACGCTGAACACTGATTCAACTGATGGATCAAATGTTGTTGCCATAGATACAGACACTGGCGATGTTGTTCTTGATGATACTGTTCTCAACAACAATGTTGTTGCCAGCGATGATGTTGTTGGCGGCTTGACCGCAGTATCAGGCGATCAGGGTACAGACACACTTGCAACTGTAGGCACAGACAAAGCAGGCAATGATGTTGTTGTTCGTGCTGGTGATACTGTTACTGATACAGGCGATACCTCTGGCACAACAGATACCGTTGGCGGTTTGACGCAAGTCCAGTCTGGTAACAACAACCTAAATGTAGACTCAGCCGCAGACGCTACAACAACAGGCGGCTTGAGCCAAGCCACTGGCGCAAAAGATGATGTCTTTGGCAAAATTGTAAAAGGCGCAGTAACGAAGGCCGTGACTGGTGCCCTTAAAAATCAAATCAAGGGCGGCATCAATAAAGCACTTGGCGTTAAGACCGCCAAAACGCCGTCAATTGGTAAAAAGTTGGTGGGTAATATTGCATCGCAATTTGGACAAAAAGTTGCGCCAAAAGCAATGGACATATCAAAATTGATTCGAGTTCCAAGCACAAAGAAAACGGCTCCGCTCAAAGCGAATGTGAGCAAGTTGACACCAGTCTCCAACATATCTGGGTTGTCAACTCTGATTAAAGGTAAAGGATAAGCATCATGGCAATTTTAGAAAAACGCAGAGCAGTTAATCAATTGCCACGGTTTCAAAGGTATCAGGACACCCGTGCTGGTGACCGTGCCGCCGCGTTGCGTGGTGAAACCCCAATTACTTCTGCGATTCGCCAACTGGCTGGCTCAAGTGGCTACGGCCCAATGGGTGAGTCCCAAGGCTTTAATCCAATGGGTGGCGGTGCTGGCCCGATGGGCGGCGCAGGAAAGGGCACAGTCGATAAATTTGGCAACATGGCAGGTCAGCCTAAGACTGCTGTTACATCGGCCTTAAAAGGCTCTACAGCCAACACAACATCCAAGATGCCCAACTTGTCTTCCAAGACTACGGGCACCACTGGCAAGACTTTGACTTCTACTGGCACTGGCGCGGCTAAGACTATTGGCGCAAAGACTCCTACAACTACTGGCACAAAAACAACTGGTTCTAATGTTGGCAGTAAATTGACCAGCGCATTGGCTGGTGCCGCTCTTGGCGCTGGAACCAAGTTGGCAATTGACAAGTTGACTGGTGCAAAAACTTCAAAGACTGTAGACACAACAAAAACGGACAAAAAAGGAGTTGTTGATACTGCAAAGAAAGTTGTAGATACTTCTAAGAAAGTTGTTGACACCACAAAAGCAGGAACAAAAGGCGTCGTTGATACTACAAAGGCTGGCACCAAGGGAGTTGTTGATACTGCCAAGAAGGTTGTTGACACTACGAAGGCAGGGACAAAAGGTGTTGTTGACACCACTAAGACGGGTACAAGGGGTGTTGTTGATACAACCAAGGCTGGCACAAAAGTAACCAGTCCTACATCTGTAATTAAGAAGACTGGCACCAATGTTGGTACGCCCCCATTTGTTCCTAAAGGTTCAACCGCCGCTACTAAAACAACTGGTTCAAAATCTACTGCTCCAGCAACAAAGGGAGCCGCAGGCGCTGTTGCAAAAACCGCCGCTCAAATCAAAGCAGAAAACCCTGAGTTGACAGAAGAAGAAGTTCAAGCAGAACTAGATCGAATCAAGTCAGAAGAGGAGTCCTTGGGCGTTCCAGAGGGTGCGGAAGATAATGGCGACGGCACTTACTCAGTCACTGAAGACGGCATGGTTACAACCTATGACGCCGATGGAAACATTGTTGGCATGGAGGCGGCTGAAGGCGAAACCGAAGGTGGTGAAGACGGCACAGAAGAGGACGGCACGACAACGCAAGTTTTGGATGACGGCACTGTCGTTACCCTTAATGCGGATGGCGAGATTGTTTCCTACACTGACACCGACGGTTCAACTTACGACGCAGACGGTAACGAAATAACCGAAGGCGGCGGAGATTTAGATGCTGGAGGTAACACCACTGAGACATTGGAAGACGGCACAGAAATTACATATGACGCAAGCGGTGATATTGTTTCCTACACCGATACAGATGGCGTTACATACGACGGCGACGGCGAGGTCATTGATGGATCAGACACGCTTGTAACTGGCGACGAAGAAACTGAAGAAGATGCATACGAAGGCTTGTACTCTGACGATGAAGGAAACTTGTACGACCCTGATGGAAATCTTGTGCAATATGCTGATGGCACAGAAGTTGGCGATGACTACTATGCTGAAGATGAAGTGGTGTACACCGACGAAGATGGCAACACCTATGACGCTGATGGCGAAATAATTGATTATGCGGATGGGTATGTTGCTGAAGATGAATACGATACAGAAGATGGATACACCGCTGAAGATGAATATTCTGCTGAAGACGAGTATTCCTATGATGACGAATACTCTTATGAGGATGACTACTCATACGACGACATTGATTACGGTGAGAAAAAGGGCGGCTTGATTCATATGCAAGAAGGCGGCGACACAGAAGGTGAAGAAGAAGATGGCGAACCAGTTGCAGAAGAAGAGAACGAAGACGGCACAATCACTCAATACTTTGATGATGGCTCTTCTATCACCTACGACGCAGACGGTGAAGTTGTTGATGTAACCGAATCAACAGATGAGGCTGAGTCTACATTTACGCCTCGCAGTGTGTCTGCGCGTGATCCCAACTATTCAGATACAACTGAAGAAATTCAAGATTTCCAAAATGTTGGTTACAACTTCGGTGAGTCAGACGACCCCACAATGACGGGTTACACATTGACTGGAAATCGTAATCCAGTAGGTAACACTTACAGTAACGAGGGCCGAGGCACAGGATTAGATTTCACACCAGAAGGATTCCCTGAAGGGTTTGTTTCTAACGGTGACGGCACCGCTACTTATGTGGACGACGACGGTAGTACAGTAACCATTGATGCTGACAACAACATCGTGTTTGTGACTGACGCAAACGGTGAGGTTGTTGCGCAGAACAACGAGCCAGTTACAACTGGCGGTTTGACTCAAGCAGGTCAAGGCAACCGCCAATACTTCGATGATGGCTCTAGCATCGAGACATTTGATGACGGCTCAACCGTGACATATGACTCTGACGGCAATGTGTTCAGGGCTACTGACGCATACGAAACAACATACGACGATGAAGGCAACGCTATCGTGACTGATGGCTTTGGCAACATTGTGAATGTCTACGACCCTCAAGGTAATGTGATTCCTTTGGGTGGTGGTCGAGTTACTGGCCCCACGCAAGTAACGGGTGCTGGTGGTACGGGTGCGGTTGGTATCGATAACGAAACGCCCATTCAGCGAAGAATTCAAGAGCAACAAGAAGAAAGAAGCACCAAGAGCGCAATTGATAATCTGCTTGCAGGTCTGAACACCTACGGTGGCGCAGGTGCGGCTGGCGCTGTTCTTGGTGCCTTGCTAAGTGACTCCGACCTGTTTGGCGGTGGTGGCGGTGGAGGCTCTAATTTTGATATGACTGGCGTTGGCTCAATCGATCCACGCACTACAGACTTTGGCATTGGCCCAGCACGCTATGTCGGTTACGACGAGTACGGTACGCCAGAGCAGATGCCTGAACTCTATGGTCAAGAGTTGTATCAGAACTTGAACGCCCCCGGCTTCAATGAGGTGAACGCTGGCGACTACGCACGCTATGACGCTCAAGACTCTGGTCTTGATCAGTTCATGGAAGGTGACGCCGAAGACCAAGCAATGGCCGATGAGGGCCAAGGTATGGCCGCTGGTGGTCAGCCACAAGGCGGCTTGGGCCAGACATCGCCCCAGACTTACTACACCTTTGGCACACCTGTTGACCCCTTGCAGAACTTGCGCAATCCAGCGCCGTTCCAGCAACAGCCACAGCAACCACAGATGCAACCTCAGATGCCCCCACAGGCCGCTCAGAACGCACAACAGATGCCTCCACAGCAGGCACTGCCCCAGATGGGTATGGCTCCAACACAGCCCTCTATCCCTCAAGGCATTCCACCCGCTGGCGTAGGCATGAAGAGCGGTGGCCTGCCTGCTTGGTCAAATGTGCCAATCACTCAAGGCCGCTTAAACTTCCGCCAAGGCGCGGCGGTACACGGCGCAGGTGACGGCCAGTCTGACGACATCCCAGCAATGTTGGCTGACGGCGAGTATGTGATTGACGCTGAGACTGTGGCCCAGATCGGCAACGGCTCTACAAAAGCAGGCGCACAGGCTCTGGACAAATTCAGGGAAAATATCAGAAGGCACAAGCGTTCTGCGCCCGTGAACAAAATTCCGCCCAAGACTAAGGCGCTTACTTCCTACTTGAAAGGAGCCAGATAATGGCTGGACTGTTTCAGGGTGATCCCCTACCAGATGTAACGACGACGACGCAGACGCAAGCGACTGCGCCAGAGTTCTATACCAATTACCTTCAAGACATTGCTAACCTTGGTCAGAACGCCGTCCAGCAGGGCGGTGTGGCTGGCTTCAGTCCACTGCAACAACAAGCCTTCCAGATGGTGCCTGATGTAGCATTCTCTGGCGCTGGCTCGATGGGCGCGGCATCCCAGTTGATGGGTCAGGCTGGCGCGACCACCATGCCTGATGTGGTGGCCGACTACATGAACCCCTACACCCGTGGCGTGGTGGATGAGATGGGTCGCCTGCAACAGCGAAGCATTCAAGAAAACATCCTGCCAAACCTTGGCGCGGCGGCGGCTGGTTCTGGTCAGTTTGGCTCACGCCGTCAGGCACAAGTCACTGGCAACTCTTTGCGTGACCTTCAGTCTGATTTGCTGGGTAAGCAAATGCAAGCCCTCCAGTCTGGTTACACAGAGGCTGGCAAGTTTGCACAGCAAGACTTGACTCGCACCCTACAGGCTGGTCAGGGTTTTGAAAACTTAGGACAAGCACAACAAGGTTTGGGTTTGTCTGGCCTCAAGGCCATGAGCGAGTACGGCGGTCAGCAACAGGCGCTCGGCCAGAAGATGCTTGACTACCCAATGGCGCAAGCGCAAGCGTTCTCTCAGTTGATGAAGCAGTACCAAGTCCCCGGTGGCTCGATTGAACAAAAAACTGGCCCACAGGCTGGCGCATACTCCAACAGCCCTCTGTCTCAAATTGCTGGCCTATTAACTGGCCTTGGCGCGTTTATGAAAAAAGACGGCGGCGCGGTAATGATGAAGAACGGCGGCAAGGCCCAACGATCAAAAGCCCATGCTTATTTGGCACGCGGCGGTACAGTAAAAATGGCGAGGTAATAAATGGCAACAGCACCACAATCACAGGGTGGGTTGGGAGCAATGGCCCCCGTAAGACCTCCTGCACCTAATGCACAGCCTGCCCAGCCACCCAATCCTGCGCAGGCCGCACAACGCATCTCTGGCTTAGAGCAAGAGACCCCTGCTGAAGAAGACTTCATGGCGCGTGCTTTGCGCAACAAGCGTGCGCAGGAAGAGGCTTTGAATTCACAAATTGAAGCGTTGAAAAACAGTCTTGACTCGCGCATGAAGCCAGCGTTTGACCCTGCCTTGATGGCGGCGGCTTCTGGCTTTTTGAGGCCAACAAAGACAGGCGGCTTTGGTGAGTCTGCTGGCTACGCCGCTGAAGCGTATGCGTCAGAGACTGACAAAGAGTTGGCCCGCAGGCAAGCAGTTGACAAAGCCAAACTTGAGTTGGCCCAGAAGCAGGCCGCAATGCAAAGCCAGAACTTGATGTTTGAACACCAGATGCAAATGGCTGGCTACGATCCCAAAGAGTTGACTACCTTGGTGACTGGCCCTGCTGGTGGATCACCTCTTGCTGGCGCACCCGTTGGTGGCGCACCTACTGAGGGCGCTCCAGCCGCTGGTGGTGCCCCTGCACGCGCACCGCGTGAAGCAAGACCAATCACAGAGCGCGACATTCAGATGGCCTATGCCATCAGCCCTGAGTACGGAAAGCAAGTCATGGAGCAGGCCAAGTTCCAGCAAGACAAGTTTATGAGTACGGCGCAGGGCGTGATCCGCAAGGACACTGGCAAAGCGGTTGACACTGGACTTGAGACAACGATTGAAACATCTATTCCTTTTGTCGGTGTGGAGAAGGTTACGCAAGGTCAGTTGGCTGAAATCAAGCAGTTGAATAAGCAATTCCCACCGGGGCATCCCCAGAGGGCGGATCAGTTTGCACGCTTCTACTCTGCCAACGGTATTGGTGGAACAAGTTACACGCCTCCTGAGGATGGCAAGCCATCTTCTGCTGAGTCAAGCATGAGGACTTCTAGCCAAAGAGAACTAGATCGTAAGGCTGAAGAGGAAACTCAAAAAGCCCGCATCACAAAATCAGAAGAGCGTGCATCGGTTCTGATTGATAGGGGTCAGGCCGCAGACAACACCAAGCAAATTGCGTTGGATATGTCTGCCTACGCTGACAGCAATCCTCGTGTGTTCCAGTTGATGCAAACTGCGACCCTCAAGGATGCGGTGTTGCGATCTATTGAGAAGATGGGCGCACCATTGAACATTGATCCTCGAACAATCTTGCAATACAAATTGGAAGACAAGGACATTGAGGCACTGCAAATGTTTGCGCAGAAGTCGGCTCAGTTGACGGTTGAGTTGCGTAAGGCGTCGAGGGCACCGGGCGAAGGTGCCACAACCGAGAGCGAAGGCCGCTTGTATGCGCAAGTCGAGGCGTTGCCTACAGACACCGCACGCGTCATTGGCCTCAAGTCAGAGTTGCTTGCACTGCGCACTGACTACGACAAAGCCGCCGCTACGCTGTGGGTGGACTGGCGTGAGCAGAACCCCGGGAAGTCGTTCGACAAGTTCCGCCTCAGTTCTGACGAGTTCAAGGCACTGCGCAAGAGTTACGACTCCACGCTGGAGGCCGTGCGCAAGGCCAACACTGACCTGCTCAGTACCAAAGCACCATCAGCAACACCTCAAGCAAAGCCGCCAAGTGGACAGCCCGCTGGTGGCCGAAGCAATGAGCGCGTAATTGATGGCTACATTTGGGAGCGCCAGCCTGATGACTCTTGGAAAAACAGCGGAAGGAAAGCCAAATGACATCGGTTGCTGACTACAACAACAACCCCGGGAACCTGCGGCCCAAGGGCTTTACCTACAAAGGTCAGATCGGAGTTGACGACCGAGGCTTCGCCATTTTTGAAAACAAAGACGCTGGCCGCAGTGCGTTGATGCAAGACATCCGCGCCAAGCAACGGCAGGGTCTGAACAACCCCAACGCATTCATTGACAAGTACGCGCCAGCGATGGCTGAAAATCCAGAAGAGGGGCGAGAAAATTACAAGATCAGGCTGGCACAACACCTTGGTCTTCAAAGCACCACCGACCCTTTTCCTAAAGGGTCAGAGGAAAAAATTGCTGATTTAATTGCTTCGTTTGAGGCAGGAACACCTGCCGCCACAACGGAAAAGAAAGAGCCGTCAGCCAAAGACCCCTTTGCAGGTTACGAACCAAAGGCCAGAACAGACAAAGGTGATGCTTTGCCGCCTCTTGTGGCAGAGCAATCAAAGACCGAAAAGGTCATGGGCGCGATTGCCGACTCTGGTGAGTATGTTGCTGAGAAGGCTTTGGAGAATCCAGAAATTTTAGCCGCCGCAGGGGCTGGCGCTGGCAAAGGCATCCTCGAAAAGATTTTACAAAGCCCTGAAAAGCATTTGGTTGGTGAAGGCGAGAAGACTCCACAGCAAGTGCAGGCGGCAAAAGATGCGGCCAGAGCGGCTCAGACTAGGGTTGGAGAAGTTGAGCGAGTTGTTTCAGGTCGTGAGCCAATTGATGTTGAGTCCCTCCAGCGTGAATTTGATATGCGCAAGATGGGCAAAGAGTTGATGGAAGATGAGTTGCGTGAAGCCCAGAAAAACTTGAAGGGCTTGCCAAAGACTTATGTGCCACCAGTAGAGCCTGCCGCATTACCTTCGGGCACTTCTGCACCAGAGGGACGAGTTGGCCCTGCCAGCGGCCCAACGATAGAGGGAGACTCTGGCCCAAGGAACTGGACAATCAGAACCGCAGGTCAAAAGCATCAAATGCCAGAGGCAATTTTGGATATGGTCACAGATCAAACCAAAGAAAGCCCAACTGGTGGTATGCGCTTAATTCGGGAAGACCTCGCCAATTTAGAAAAAATTAAAGAACTTGGTATGGGTGATACTAAGTTGGCAACAACCCCCAGTGGTGTGCAGTTGCAATTGCCAACTAGCGTGGCGGCTGACTACGAAGGCCAACTTGCCGCAAAGCAAGCGCAAGAAGCCTCAGAGCAGGCGGCACGCGCCCAAGCAGATGAAGCCAAGCGTTTGGCCGCAGAGGCCGATCTTGCCCGCCAGCGTCAAATGGCAGAACTACGAGTTGAGCAAGCCCGCAAGTCTAAGATTTCTGCTGGTGAGCGGGCGGCTGATGCAAAGAGAAAAGCAAACACTGCCAAACAGCAGGCGGCATCTCAGGCAAAGTCTGATGCTGGCAAATTGGAGACCGCCCAGATCAGCGCCAGAACTGCACAACAGACCGCCAAGGAAGCGGCGGCGGCACAGCCAAGTGGCCTGACTATGGCCGCTCGTGAGGCTGGCCGCAGGTTCTCTGAAAAGTTGCCAGTCATTGGTAATGTGCTGGGTGCCGCTGGCGCTACCCTGTCAACGCAGGAGGCTGTGGATCGATACAAGCAGGGTGATTACTCTGGATCGGTTTTAGGGGCCATAGAGGCCGCTCTGAACACCGCTTCGATGGCACCCCCTACCAGCCCAGCCTCGTTGGCTATAAAGGGCGTAGGGGCTGTTGGAAGCATTGGCATGATTCCTGTCTGGATTGCCCACGATTATTTTGGCAACAAAGGCCCGTGGGCACCAAAAAAAGAGCCACAGAAGGCTCACGGTGGGTTAACATTGATGCGGTAGTTGCAGTTGCCACTCTCCTACCCTTGGCCCCCGTAACTGGGGGCTTTTTTATTGCTCAAGGAAATCGGCTTGACCGATCTTTAGCGGGCCACTCTTGACGCGCCATTGCAGATTGCTTTGATTGTCGATGGTGTACATGATCAGCCACGACAGCATCTCTGCACTCAAGGTGTCGCCGCACTCGGAGACATCCCAGTATTTGATCCCTTCGACCTCGCGCTCGGTAACGATGGCTCCAGACTTGTCTGGGCGCATCCACAGGGGCAAGGTGTCCTCCTTCAGCCACACGCATTTGTAGGTCTTGCAAGGGTCTTCTGGGCGGGTCTCGTAGATGCCGCAACCCTTGTCAAGGTAGAAGCAGGGGCGACCCGGCTGGAAGGTGTGGCCGTGGGCCTCCCCACTCAACCACCCCTCACAGCAGGCCGTGCATTCCCCGCAGGCGCGTTCTGGCAGTATGGGTATCACTTTGTCTGTCATGCGTTTCCTGCTGGCGTCATAAGAAGAATTTGAGTCTGTATGAATTGGCGCTGGGCCTCTTCGACACCGTCGTCAAAGCCCTTCATGTACGCCTCCATCAACGCCTCAAAGATTTCGGCCTCTGATTTTCCAGAGAGCGGGACACCTCTGGGTTCATATGGCTTACGATCTGTACGCATCTTTGATGCTCCTTTGCGGCAATGATAGGCTCAACATACGCCGCAATCTTGTGCGCAAATTGAACGATGTCCACATCATCGGCAACAACCGCGTTGGGTTCATGCAGATCGCAGTAGAAAAAGATTTGTTTGATGGTCTCTTCACTCAGCATTTTTGTTCTTCCAAAGTTCCCAGTTGATGATAGTGGTTCGTGCAATTGATCGTTGCGCCAGCGCCTTGTAGGGGTTGATGTCGTTGTCGAGAAACTCTTCAACGATCATGTCTTTCTGAAGAAACAATTCGTGGCGCTCGGCCTTGTCTTTGTTTTCCCATAAGGTTCCATCGCTGGCCCTGAATGCTTCGATTTTTTCCATGATTACTTGTGGTTGTTCTTGAGTTGCCAAAATGCCAGAAGGTGCATGAACATCTCCCAGCCGCGATCTAAGTCCTCGGCCTCCCATTCTCTGACAACGACCAAGCCGGGGACATTACGAGACACAAACACATTTGCGCATCGTGCCTTGGGAATGCCTAGACCAACTCGATATGCCGAGAGTTGCATAAGGTGTTCGTCGTAGGCGTCAACCTTGGCGGGGTCGGTGAACTCTTTGGTCTTGATGTCAATGACGGCGTTAAGGGAGCCAGCGCAAAATAGATCGCACTTACCTCCAAAACCCGCCTCGTGTGCGAATGCACGCTCGGAAACCCAAACAGTTTCTCCGAAGTGATTCTTGATTGCTGTAGTGCAGGCGCTAACACTCTCTTGGTGTTTTCCTGTTGTCTGTCCTTCATAGTGTCCTTGTATCGATGCATGGATTTCTGTTCCAGCATCCGCCGCAGAACGACCCTGTTCTTTGGAATCGTTGATGATTCGGTCGATGTATTCTTTTTCAGGCTCGTCTGGGCGGCGTGGAAGCGTGAGCGCCGCATACAACACTTGCTGTTGCATCCAAGCCAGTAAGGCTGGTTTTGCGGCGATATTGAGGATTGTAGTAACGCTAGGCACCAAGTTCATCGTGCGGGCGTCGCGGAGGGTGGTGTTACGCTGTCCCCCCTTCTTGGCCTCTACGGTGTACTGAGGCACCCCATCACGGGTGTACCAGTGATTTGACTCAGATGCTCGTGGTGCTGATGCTTGTAGCATTTTCTCTCTCCAGTTTTTTCTTTGCGTGATAAGCCTTCACTGCGGCACCTATTCTTGCTCGGCCCTCTGCGCTCATTGTTGATTGCTTTCGAGGCTTCTTTGCCTCTGGTGCCTTGCCCTCCAGCGCCTTGACTTTTGCTTTCAGGTACAAAATCTCAGTGTTCGCGTCAGCAAGGCTAAACCGCAAACTTTCAATTGCGTTCTGTATATTGATTTTTTCTGTTGATGAAATAAACATTGCCACTCTCCTTTTGGTTTAAAACGGGATGTCGTCGTCCATGTCGTCAAAGCCTGAACCTTTAGGGGTGCTTGCGGCTTTGGCGGATTGGTTGCCTTGACGGGCCTGCCACTCAGGTGACTGCTCGATCTTGGCGCGAAGGTTGTCACTGAAGGACTCAAACATATCCATGTCTGGGCTTTCAATGTAGAACGCGGCGCACTTGTTGTGACCTTCAGGCAGGTTTGCCTTCATGGCCTTGGGCACCGAGTTGATGTTTGCAATGTTGGTGTACTCTTTGCCGTTGTTGCCCATCGCTTTTGTGATGGCAATCATGGCCCAAGCACCAAGCACATTGTCAATTTGAAATCCACGCAACTCGTCGGCAGTGAACTCTTTGCCACGCCAAGTCTGTAGGTCTTTTCGCAGGGTTGCCTTCTCTGCTAGTGACAGTGTGAAGTTCTTGCTGATTGACATAGGTTCGCCCTTGGCCGTGACCAATGCTTTGCCTGCGTCGTCTTCGCCATGCACCTCGAATTGCAACATGACCTTTGGCAGATTTTTGATCTGTCCGAGGTATTCGCTCTTTTGTGTGCCAAGGTCAACGATGCGGTAGCACCGCGCCAAGTACATCCCCGGGGGCACTGGGGTAAATGTTCCGCCGCCGCCACTTTCTCTCGCTATTAAAGCCATCATTCGCTCCTAGTTTCAGTTGATTTTGGCCGTCTAGACACCCCGCATTCAAAGCGGATGGTGTTCCAGTCGTCCTCGGTTGCAACGCCTGTCTCAGCCCGTTCTAGAGCCTCCTCAAGCATCTGTTGCCTCTCCAGCATCGCTTGGTTGTATTCCTCTTCGCTGTGCATACACTCTCCCTTCGCTGTTGATGTGTTGGTATCATACACACATTAACTTATTTTGCAATAGTGCTTGCACAAATGATTTTTTGGTGTATGATCAAGTTTCACTAACACGAAAGGGTCACAATGACATTGGAAGAATTTTTTGAAGACAAGCCGCGAGGATCGAAGATCACGCTGGCTCGACACTTGGGCGTAACCAAGCAGTGGATGGCGGCAATCATCACAGGGCGCGGGTTGGCAAGTGCAGAGGTCTGCGTTGCCATTGAACGATACACAAAGGGCAAGGTGTTGCGTGCAACATTGCGGCCTGACATCTTTGGAGACATCAAGTGATCTGGTACAAATTCTATCTGGGCGACTACATCACACACACCAACCACCTATCGGATGCTGAAGATTTAGCATACCGCCGCCTGCTTGATTTGTACTACATCAGCGAGAAGCCAATCCCACTTGAAACTGAATCGGTTGCACGCAAAATCCGCCTTGATTTGGACATAACCGAATCGGTTTTGGGGGAATTTTTTGACAAGGGTGTTGATGGGTATCGCAACAGTCGTTGTGATGCTGAAATCGCAAAGTATCAACACCAAGTTGAAAATAATCGACAACTCGGAAAGCGAGGCGGCAGGCCGAAGAAAACCGAATCGATAACCGAAACGAAACCGAAGGTTAACCCTAAACAGATACAGATACAGAATAAGAATATATCGTCGGTTGCACCGACAACATCGCGATTCAACGACTTTTGGTCTGCGTGGCCTTCGTCAAAAAGGAAGGTTGCCCGCGCCGAGTGCGAGAAGAAGTGGTTCAAGCAAAACCTCGACATGGTGGCTGACACCATCATTGCCAGCGTCACGCGGCTGAAGAAGACTGAGCAGTGGACAACAGGGTTTGATCCTGCGCCATTGACTTACATCAACCAGCGCCGCTGGGAAGACGATGCAGGCGAACAGCAGGCAACAGGGCGGAGGGTGATATGACCCCAGCCGAGCGTTTTGTTTCGCGTCTAGGTAAGGTCAGGGGCCGCAATGGTTCATGGACTGCACAGTGCCCAGCGCACGAGGACAAGTCACCATCGCTGTCAGTTCGGGAAACCGAAGATGGCCGCGTACTGGTGCATTGTTTTGGTGGATGCGCGGTGCATGATGTGGTCGGCGCAGTTGGTATGGACATGAACGACCTGTTCCCACCAGACGATAAAAAGCGTGACTGGAACGATACAGGCAAGGCCAAGGTCAAGCCAGCGTTCTACGCCAGCGACCTCTTACGCATTGCGTCGTTTGAGTGCTTGGTGGTGATGCTTGCGGCATACGACATGGCAAAGGGCAAACAACTCAGCAATGAGGACATGGAGCGATTAAAAGTGGCACAACAGCGAATAGAGGAGGTAGTGGTTTATGCAGGTATCTGAAATACAAAAACGGGCCAAGGAATTGGACGAGGCGCGTCGCATTCGGATTGTCAAACCTGATGAGGTTGATTTCGAGAAGTACATCAAGGCCAACGATGTTGGTCAGAAGGTGCGCGGCGCAATGGAATTTTTAGAAGAGGTGCGCGAAGACTTTATCAACCCGAAAGAAGAGCCACAGCAATCGATGCCGTGGCCGAAGACGCACCAAGGTTTTGGGTTCCGCGCAGGTGAGGTGACGCTGTACGCTGGCGGCAACGGTGGCGGTAAGTCAATGGTCACAGGGCAGATTGCACTGCACTTGATCAAGCAGGGCCAGCGCGTAATGATTGCATCGTTTGAGATGAAGCCCAAGCGCACGCTGACACGAATGCTTCGACAGTTTGCTGGTGAGAACATTTACAGCCCGATGTACATGAACAAGCAAAAGCATTTGATGGACTTGGTCACAAGGTTGCAAGACTTTTCGCACGGCAAGTTGTGGCTGTACGACCAGCAGGGTACGGTCACATCACAGCAGGTGATTGCGGTGGCTCGGTACAGCGCCGTCGAGTTGGGCGTGCAACACATCTTCATTGACTCGCTGATGAAGTGTGTGTCTGGTGAGGACGACTACAACGCACAGAAAATGTTTGTCGATGAGTTGACCGCGCTGGCGCGTGATCACAATGTTCACATCCACTTGATACATCACATTCGCAAGTTGGCAAGCGAAGAGATTCAGCCAAACAAAAACGACATCAAAGGGTCGGGCGCGATCAGCGACCAAGTTGACAATGTGTTGATGGTCTGGCGCAATAAAAAGAAAGAGCATCAAGCGCAGAACGGGCCAGTCGATCCGATGATCCCTGACGCCATGTTGATGTGCGAGAAGCAAAGGAACGGCGAGGCCGAAGACTGGTATTCGCTTTGGTATCACAAAGACAGCCAGCAGTTTGTTGAATACGACAACAGCGTGCCGATGTCTTTTGACAATGGAGGAAGATTTTGAATGACAAAGAGGAGCAAAGAGCAAGAGACCGTGAGCATATGCACCGCTGTCTCGTTCGGGAAGTCATCAAGATGCGAATTAAAGATCGCGATGGTGCATACCGTTGGCTTCGTGGCTACAGTGATCACACTGGGCGTTGGAAAAAAGGGTGGAACGAAATTCACCCCGAATCAAAACTTGAAGAAGATGTTAGAGACCAATGGGTCAAAGGTAATCGAGGTAACGAAGGAGAATGGAAATGACAAAGCAAGACGCTGAACTTAGCCCTTTAGCAAGGCAACTACTTGGCAACTCTGGGGCCATGAAGTTATTCACGCAAACTGAATTTGATGCGGCATTGAAAGAAGCGAAAGCAGAGATCATGGCGATTGCAATTCAAACAAGCAAGCAGGCAATTTACATAGAGCGCAACGCGTGCGCCGATCTTGCGTTGCAGTGGAGTCAAGAGGAATTGTCGGAAGCCATCCGCCATCGCATGAGGCCAGTCAATGATTGAGTTCACACTGCCTTGGCCTCCATCGGTAAACACTTACTGGCGCAACTTTGATGGTCGCATGATCATTAGTGCAAAGGGGCGCGAGTACCGTGAGACCGTTGGCGACCAGATGACGGTGCAAAAGATGGTCAAGCATTACTCTGGCCCATTGCGCGTGGTGATCGAGGCGTGGAGGCCAGACAAGCGACGCAGGGATTTGGACAACCTGCTGAAAGCAACACTCGACGGGCTGGCCCACGCTGGTGTGTACGAAGACGATTCACAGATCGTTGACCTGCGCATCTACTGGGCACCAGACATCGGTGGGATGTTAAAAATAAAGATCGAGGAGATCGAATGAAACAAGAACCTGAATGGATTGACATCGTTGCGTTGATTGCGATGCACTCGCTGTTGCAGACAGCACCAAAGAACGCAAGGAACGAAGACATTGCATACGAGGCATACAGGCAAGCGGAGGCAATGATGGAGGCAAAAGAAAATTATGGTGAGTGACCTCTTCAATATTTTGATGATTATGTTGATGTTGACTGGCGCGTTGTGTTGGATTGCAACGATTCTTTTGTGTTGGTATTACTGGTCTTGTAACAAAAAAAAGGAGAAGTAAATGTTTGAATCATTCGGAGATTTTTTTTGGACATTCATGGCAATGAGTGGCTTTATGTTTTGGATTTGTCTGGCAATTTTTGTCGGCATGGTGATCAAGCGCAACCGCGCAAAAAGGAAGGCTTACTATGAGTGAAGAGAGAGACCCACACAAAGCGGTGGACTACATCCTGAAGAACGCCGCGCTGTTTGCAAAAGCAAAAGCAGAGCGCACATACATCGAGCATTACCGCAAGAGCCTGAAGGGCATCTTGATGAAGCGGTCGATGGAGACCGCCATCGGAGCGCAGGAGCGCGAAGCATATGCACACCCAGAGATGATTCAATTGCTTGAAGGATTGAAGGAGGCTGTGGCTATTGAGGAGCGGCTGAAATGGGACATCACGGCGGCTGAATTGCGCGTGGAAATATGGCGCACAGAGCAGGCGAACAACAGGGCCGAAGGAAAGGCAACACAATGAAAACACCAGAAGACGAAGCGTTTGATGAGTTGGAGAAATCCCTTGGCTGGCGCAAGCGGCAGATTGTCCAGCGTCAACTCACTGCTGAAGAAAACATCCTGCGCAACGAGACACTTGAAGAGGTGGCCGTTGAGTTCGATGGCATGAAATCTTTTGGCGATACAGCCGCATCCTTCGCGGTCTATGTGCGAGGACTCAAGCGATGACCGATAAGCCTAAGACCTGTCAGGTGTGCCGCCTGCGACCAGCAGACAAGCAGGTGCGAACCAGCAAGGGCGCTCCGCAGTGGCGATGCCAGACCTGTCACGACCTCAAGAATCGTGGCGGTTTTACCAAGGGCAAGCAATGACCACGCTCAAAGAAAAAAAGCACATGAGCGCGGTGGCCGAGTTGGGCTGTTCGGTCTGCCGCAGGATGGGGTATGAGGGCACGCCTGCTGAGTTGCACCATCCAAGGCGATTGGCGGGGGGCTGGGGCCGTTCTAGCCACATGAGTGTCATACCGCTATGCCCAGAGCATCATCGCGGCTCTACGGGCCTGCACGGGCTGGGCACCAAGGGCTTCGAGAAACACTACGGCTATGACGAGGCCGCTCTGTTGGCCGACACCCTTAAATTGCTGGGTGTTGTAGAAACCCAACAATAAAAAATATTTTTTCAAAAGAGTTGTAAAAGGTGAAATACTGAATTACACTACCATCACTGACCAAGCAATTGTTGCAAGGCAGAACCAGAGAACAGAAAGCGAATTATGAACAACGACATCAACTTCACATCAGTAGACACACTCGGCTCACTCTTGGCCCAGATCGCCGACTTGACCAAGCAAGCCGATGCAATCAAAGACGACATCAAGGACAGCGCCAGCGCAGGCGGTGCAAAGGTTGTAGAGGGTGCTTTGTTTAAGGCCACCTACATCGAGAGCAACCGCTCAACCGTTGACTACAAAAAAGTCTTGGCCGTTCTTACTGCCTTGTTGCAAGAGCAAAACAAAGAAATCGATGCCAACAAAATTGTTGCTGGCTTGATTGCGTCAAGCACAAATACCTCCGCTGTGTTCAGCGTGAAGGTCACCAGCAAATAAACCAACGGGGCTTCGGCCCCATAACCAAAACGAAAGCGAATCGGATATGAACGACCCTAAAATTTATTTGAGTTACAGCGAACGCGGTTGGATTTTGATCAACCAAGGTTCACCATTGTGCGACTACAAAAAGACCAAGGCCGAGGTCATGGAGGTTGTGAAATTCTTCAAGATCACATTGCCAGACTGCACATGGAATGGCGACCGTGGTGAGTTTGTTGTTACAGACACAATCGAGGAAACAGCATGATCGATCAATTCGATATGTTCGATGGTGAGGGCGCGTTCTTAGGCAAGATGCGCCACCACTGGAACAAGGCCATTGAGAGCGAGGGCGCGTTTTGCCCTTGCTGTGGCAAGTGGGGCAAGGTCTACAAAACTAAGATGAGCCAGCACCTTGCGCTATGCCTGCGATGGATCAGCACGCATGGTGATTCTGATGGCTGGGCCGATGTGCAGAATACGGCACCACGGTTCATGCTCAAGAGCAAGACCTACACCCTGCTGGAGCATTGGGACTTGATCGAGTCAAAGTCAAACCGCTCTGGCATCTGGCGTGCAACGCTGAAGGGCCAAGACTTTGTCAGCGGCCAGATCAGCCTGCCCTCCGCCGTTCACATCTACGACAACAGGGTGTGGGGTTTTGAGGATGAAGAGGTTTCTTTTCGAGGTTGCTTTGGAAAGCACTTTGACTTTGACGAGATGATGTCTGACCAATTTAAATGGGCCAACCTTCAGGAGAAAAAATAATGAGTGAGACCACTATGAGCGAATACATCAAAGGCTTTGACGCAGGCTACGGCTATGTCCTGCAAGAGGTCGAGAACTACATCAAGCAATACCCAGACAACAAGTTTGCACTGGCAGAGTTGTTGGCGCATCTCAAGATGGAGGGCAAGCCAGAATGACCGACCTGTTTGGACATGAAGAGTTCGACTGGCGCAAAGAGTGGCAGGGTATGCCAGAGTTCTTTCAAGAGGACTTGATGCCACAGCGCGTGATCAATTTGCGCTTCCGATGTGAGGAGGATGTGCAGGAGTTTGCCAAGTTGATCAAGCAGACAATCACACCCAAGCAGAAGGCGCTCTGGTTCCCCTTCGCTGAGTTCCGCAGGGCCGCGCATTTGAGGTGGGTTGATGAACCCTAAGTACCCTGTCTACATTGTGTCTAAGGGCCGCTGGGAAACGCGGCTGACAAGCAAAGCATTGGAGCGCATCAATGTGCCCTACTACATCGTGGTGGAGGAGCATGAGCGCGACCAGTATGCGGCGGTGATCGACCCGCAGAAGGTGCTAGTTTTGCCAGCAGGGTATCTGTGGAATTACGACACCTGCGACGAGGTGGGCGAGGCACGCGGCAAAGGCCCCGGGGCCGCTCGGAACTTCTGCTGGGATCACTCCATGAGCCTCGGCCATGCTAGGCACTGGGTCATGGACGACAACATCGCCTCCTTCAACAGGCTCAATCGCAACCTCATGGTCAAGGTCACATCGGGCACCATTTTCAAAGTCACTGAGGATTTCGTTGACCGCTACGCCAACATCGCCATCGCTGGTTTCAACTACGATTTTTTTGCCAAGGCCAAAGAGCCTCTGCCTGCGTTTGTAATGAACACCCGCATCTACTCCTGCCTGCTCATTGACAACAGCCTGCCAATGCGCTGGAGAGGCCGCTACAACGAGGATACAGACCTGTCCCTGCGCGTGCTGAAGGCCAGATACTGCACGGTGCAGTTCAACGCATTCCTGCAAGAGAAGGCCACCACCCAGACCATGAAGGGCGGCAACACCGACGAGTTCTATGCCAAAGAGGGAACCTTGCCCAAGTCAGAGATGCTCCAGCGCCTGCACCCTGATGTGGCCGAGGTGGTCTGGCGGTTCAATCGTTGGCATCACCATGTGGACTACACACCCTTCAAGCGCAACCCACTGATCCGCAGGGACTGGGTGGCCGTCCCAGAGGGAGTCAACGACTACGGCATGGTGCTGAAAGACATTAGGGAAAATACTTAGAAAATAAATTGATAAAGTGCCTGCATAGTGAAATATGGTGTTACACTTGCATCACTGCAATAAGCAGGTAACAGCGAATCAGGAGCGAATATGAACACAGCATCAAACCCCTTCAGCGACATGGAAGACGACTTGGACTTTGGCGCACCAGCCAAGGCCACAACCTTCGAGGTGGCTTACTTCGAGCAAGAGTGCCCTAAGTGCAGAGGCACTGGCCGCGTCACCTTCGGTTATGTCCATGTTCGCTCTGGCGAATGCTTTGCTTGCAAGGGCAAGGGCAAGATGACTTTCAAGACCAGCCCAGCCACACGCGCCAAGGCCAAGGCCAGCGCACAGCGCCGCGTTACTGCCAAGGCTGATGCACAAGCCACTAAGGTTGCCGAGTGGAAAGAAGCCAATCCAGCCGAGGCCGCATGGATGGAGTCCAGCGCACCGCGTTTTGAGTTTGCCAAGTCTATGCTTGACGCGCTCACCAAGTTCGGTCACCTCACAGAGCGTCAGATGGAAACCGTCCAGCGCCTGACGGTGCAGGATGCAGAGCGCCAAGCCGCTCGTGCTACAGAGCAAGCCGCCCGCGCTCAGTCAGCCCCAGTGGTAACCGTCGAGGCTATCGAGGTGGCATTCAACAACGCCAAAGAAGCAGGCGTGAAGCGCCCTAAGTTACGCCTCGACACATTTGTGTTTAGCCCTGCTGGCGAGACAAGCGCAAACGCTGGTGCCATCTACATCAAAAACAAAGAAGACGGCCTGTACTTGGGCAAGGTTATGGGTGGTCGCCTGTTCACATCACGCGACTGCACCACAGAGGCCGCAGAACGCATCGTGGCGGTCTCCAGCGACCCAGCGCAAGCCGCCATAGCCTACGGCCAGAAATTCGGTGCCTGCTCGGTCTGTGGCCGTGCGTTGACTGACAGTGACAGCATCGCTCGTGGCATTGGCCCCATCTGCGCAGAGAACTACGGGTTCTAAGGGTAAGTCCTTACAAAATAATTTGTGAGGGGCTTGTACAGACCTCACAAGTTAATGTTATACTTTCACCAACAACAGCAATAGTGCAGTTGTCTAACAGCGAAGGAAAGCGAAATGACAAACACAACATGGACTCGTAAATTGGGATCACACATCATTGGTAGTGGTGATGTGCGCGGTGAGGTTTACTTTGACGGCACAGAGTACAGCGCATATGCGCAGACTAGCACTGACTCTGCTTATGAGAACTTCAAGTCTTTGGCCCAAGCAAAACGCTGGGTTCAAAAATTCTTGTCAATCTAAAAGCGAAGGAAAAAAAAATGAAATACCTATCAGATGCAATGGCCCAGAAGCGCAACGAGAACGACGCTTTTGAGGCGCGTCATGCCAAAGCAAATGCCGCACGCGCCAAGCGCATTGCCAAGTTCACACCACGCACAGACCTGCACCCAGCAGTGGGAGTGCTGATGAGCGCCAAGGGTGTGACCTACTACGCGTTCGTTGGTGGCGTGTACCGCGAAGGTTCGCCAGAGCATCTGGCTTCATTGTTAACAGCGTAAGGAGAATCAAAATGAGAGCATCAACAGTAGACCGCACCTTTCAGGATGTCGTATCTTTTGACAACGGCGAGACCGTGCAGGATGTGACCGTGGGTTACAACTACATTCCAGCGGAACTGAATTACCCCTATGCCCCAGATTACGCCGAAGAGTTCGAGGTGTTTGTGTTTGACGACTACAGCAAAGACATCACGGTGGATGTGCCAAGGGACGAGTACGAGCGGCTGGTGGAGGAGGTCAAGGCCGACCGCAGGCAGGTTTTGAAGGATGCCAGCGAATACTAGGGTTTGTCCTGATAAAAATATTTAAAAAAAGTGTTGCCAAGTGAAATAATCGGTTACACTTACAGCACTGACACAGCAAACCTGCATAGTCAGCCAAAAGAGAAGGAACAGCGAAATGAACACAGAACTCAAAAACGAATTGGTAGCAGAATTCAAAGCCCAAATTATTTCCAGCGTGAAATTTCAATTCAACCGCTTGCATGAAATCTTTGGCCCAACATTCCGTGGCGTGTACAACAGCAAGCATTACAGCCTCTGGTCTTTGACAGTGCGCCCATGCACAAAGCGCCTTGGTGACCGTATGAACGACGAGATCGTTTTGTGCGAAGACAACACCAATGAGTACGCTCAAGATCAGGCCGAGTTGTTTGCAGACGAGTTGATCGCCAAAGTGAACGCCAAGGCTGGTGAGTTGACAGACAGCAAAGTGCTTCGCATCAGCGGCGCAAACTTCCGCATCACTGGCATGAAGGGTGACAAAAAAGTGATGATTGAGCAAAACCAAATCATCAATGTGTCAGTCAAGGGCAAATTGTTCAACCAGTTCCCTGCACGCATCTATGTTGACGGCAAGTTCATTTCAGCCGCCGCCTTCAAGAAAATCTAAACCACTGGGGGCTACGGCCCCCATTAGGGAAAGCACCTAGAAAATAATTTAGAAAAGTATTGTCAAGGTGAAATACAGTGTTACACTTGCATCACTGACACAGCAATTCCGCATAGTCAGTTAATAGCGAAAGAAAAGCGAAATGACATACACAACAACAACCCGTAAAGAGCAGAGCGCAATCGTTGACTTTGTCTTGACAGCCAATGGCAACGGCATCACCAACATCTGGGCTTGCCTGCCTAAGACCCACCAGTTGGTTGTGACCAACCAAGTAGGTCAAATCCGCAAGGCCAAGGATTCTCTGGCCGAGGGCTGGGATGAGTTAGGCAACCGTGTGGTTTTGACCACTGACTTGCGTGTTATTCAACAGTGTTAATCAACAGAGAAGGAAACAGCGAAATGAAAAAATCTATCAAACTCAAAGACATCTACGCAGGCCAATTGGTGGTCACCAGCGACAGCCCAGAAGCGCAAGTGCGCACAGTAGAGAGCGTCGAGGGCTTCATGGTTACACTGACTTGGTACGAGGGCACCAGCCAGTGCATCCAAGGCGTGGACTACTCACTGCTGGGTGTGCCTACATTGGCCCAGATCGAGTACAGCATCAGCAACTATGGTCGCCTCGCGAACATGGAAGATGTCAAGGATGTGAGTCTGCTCATCGGCTAAACCAACAGGGGGCTTCGGCCCCCACTACCGAATCAATAACCAACTGAAAGCGAATCGATTATGACAAACGAAATTGAAGTGACAGTAAAGACCGAGCATGGTGTGCGCGTGTCTGTCTCCGAGTGGGACGACGGTGGTGCGTGGATGCACCTGCAAGGCCGCAACGCCAGCATGAGTACAGTGCTGACTCGTGACGAGGCCCAGCAGTTGTTGGCTGGCCTGCAAGCCATCTTGGCAAAAGAGGTGACAGTATGAGACAAACACAACTTGAGTTCTACATCAAGGCGTATGAACTTGAACACGAGTTATTAAAAAAAGCGGCTTTGAGAAACGAAGAACTTATGTCGATCATAAGAATGCTGGTAGAGCAACTTGAGGAGAAAAACAAATGAACCGACAGCAGATCGAAGAGTTCATGGGCGAACTCAGCATTGGTCGAGTCATCCGCAAATTGCCATCCGAGGACAGGAAGCGCGTGTTCCAGCAGTTGGTTGAGACAGCACCAGAATTCTCGGCCAAGCAGTTTCAAATGTTTGGCCTGAAGGGATCGTTCGGGCTGAGTGACCAGCACCGCATGAATATCTCAGCAGGCATCAGAAGATCATTGGAAAAAAGAATGAAGGCAAAACAAGCAAAGGCACAACGATATGAACAAACAGGAGATTGACGACATGATGAAAGACCTTCCAAGCCAACAATTACCCGAGGAGACCGTGTTGCAAAAGTTAATTATTGGTATAATCTTTATTGCGTTTTTGATGTTCTGGATGTGGGTGCCAGACTTCACGCTGGATGAGGAAGACTGCATGAAGCAGGTGTCCAGCGCGTATGTCAAGAACCTATGTAGCGAATCGCAACCGAAATAAAACCGAGTCGGTTCTTGGCCCCAAAGGCCGAGGCCGACAACATCTTCAGATCAGATTGGTCGTTGATGTAGGTGAGACAAGGCAATGGCCTTGATTGGTATTCCTATGCCCAAAGCATAGACTGGCGAACCCAAAGCGAATCGATTACACTGCGATCAATTCGACACTATGGGGAATATGGGTCATGCCAGAAACACCGAAGGGGCCAAAGAGGCCCGCAAAGAACACTAGAGCGGCACAGGAGGCCGCGAAAGCCATTGGGAAGGCCAAGGTAGCCGCAAAGGCCACGAAGGCTTCTACGCCCGCAAAAACAGGCAGGCCAACAAAGTACAACCAAGAGACAGCAGACTTCATATGCATGATGCTAAGTGAGGGGATGAGTCTAAGGCAGATACTGAAGGCTGACACTGCTGGGAGACTTCCAGCGCAGTCTACGGTTTATGAGTGGTTGATTCGCCACGCCGTCTTTGCGGAGCAATACGCACGCGCTCGTGAGGAGCAGGCCGACACCAACGCCGACGAGATCATCGACATTGCCGACGAGCATCCTCCTGAGTACACCGATAAGGACGGTCGGACTTATCTTGACCAAACCTACATTGCTTGGCAGAAGAACCGCATCGAGGCCCGTAAGTGGACGGCCATGAAACTCAAGCCAAAGAAGTACGGCGACAAGTTGGGCCTGCACGGCGTCGAGGGTGCCGCGCCCATTGCGACGCAGGATGCGACGGCCAGCAAGTTCGAGGAGATCATCCGCAACATGGAGATGACCAAGCGTGCTGGCTGACCTGTTCGATGACCAGACGGTGGCCGAGTTCGAGACTCTGCCCGAACATAACCGAATCGCTTTCATCGCGCACGCTCAGTGGATAGCCAAGGCGCACGCCTACCAGATACCGCCAGACCTGCATCTGGATTACCGAGTGTTCTTGATGCTTGCGGGCAGGGGTGCAGGCAAGACGAGGTCAGCCGCCGAGGCTTTGTGGTGGTGGGCATGGACGCACCCGAACACGATGAGCATCGTTTTGGCTCCCACTTCGGGGGACTTAAAATTCACTTGCTTTGAAGGGCCGTCAGGATTGCTTGCCTGCATTCCTGAAGCACTGGTGACCGACTACAACAAGCAAGACCACCTGATCAAGTTGAGCAACGGCTCCAAGATTCGTGGTGTATCAGCAGACTCGTATGACCGCCTGCGCGGCATCAACTCATCCTTTGTGTGGTGCGACGAGTTGGCCGCATTCAACTACCTTGGCCCAAACGAGGCGTGGGACAACATGATGCTTGGCCTGCGTATCAAGCCAGACGACAAGCCCCACAGCCAGCCTCGTGTGATCGTGACCACGACACCGCGCCCCAAGGACTTGATCCTTGATCTGGTGGGCCGCGAGGGTGACGATGTGGTGGTGTCCCGCGCCAGCACCTTCGACAACGCCAAGAACCTCGACAAGGCATTCCAGCGGCAGTTGGACTCGTACAAGGGCAGTAAGTTGTATGAGCAGGAGGTGCTAGGTCAGATCGTTGACCTCGAAGACGGCAAGGTGGTCAGCCGCGATATGTTCAAGTTGTGGCCTGCGCATAAGCCCTTCCCTAAGTTCGAGTACATCGTGCAGTCCTATGACTGCGCCTTCTCAGAGAAGGAACACAACGACCCGACGGCCATGACGACATGGGGCGTGTTCAAGCCGCAGGACGGGCCTATGAGCGTGCTTCTGATCGACTGCTGGGCTGAACACCTGTCCTTCCCTAAACTCAAGCCCAAGGTGCTAGAGGAGTGGCGTGTGTCCTACGGTGAAGGCAGAGAGGCCAAGCGGCCTGACCTGATCCTCGTGGAGGACAAAGCCGCAGGCATATCCCTGATCCAAGAGTTGCGCTATGCCCACCTGCCTGTGCGTGCCTACAACCCCGGCAGGGCTGACAAGATGCAACGCCTACAGATCACCGCGTCCATCTTCGCGACTGGCCGTGTCTGGCTTCCTGAGTCCGACACCCACAAGGGCTATGTCAGGAGTTGGGCCGAGGGCTTCCTGTCCCAGATATGCGCGTTCCCTGATGCGGCGCATGACGACTATGTGGACAGCGCGACACAAGCGATTCGGTTATTGAAGGACATGAACTGGCTCGACATCAATCCAGAACCGCCTGATAATGACGACGACTATCTGGAGTTCACCCAACAGAAACGGGTGAACCCGTATGCGGCATAAGGAGCAACATGGCTGACCCAACCAAAGTAATCAAAGGCGGATTGAGCGCCGTGCGCAACGCAAGCCGTGCGGCAGATCAGGCGCTGGAGGCCAAGAGGCTGGCGCTGGAGGCGGCTAACCCTCCCATCAAGGCGTCGGAGGCTTACGGCCAGCATGAGGGCGCGTATATGAAGCCGATCTTCTATGACCGCATGAAGGTTGATCTGTCTGAGGGCAAGAAGGGTGGCCCCGGGTTCTCTGGCATCCAACTTGTTGACCCCAACTACGCCAAGGCAAAGGCGGCGGCAGGCGTGACCGACCAGAAGATGGCAACGCGTATCCTGAACCGCAACAAGGCTGGTGTTCCCGCAGGTGCCAAGGTGATATGGACACCGTCGGTCGGTGGCCTTGAGCAACACAAGTCCAACTCAACCCTATTTGGCAAGTTCGCTGACATCTTTGCCAGCCAGCGCAAGAATATGTCTCCCGACGAGATACAGAAGTTAAGCGACTACGCCAGCACTAAGGTGGACAATCAGGGCAAGTTGATCTTCCCTAACGGCATTGACTTAGGCTCCAACAGGTTCCGCCAGAAGGTGACAACCTATAACCAACGCGCCCTGATGGCTGACATCTTTGCTGGCCGTGGTGTAGGTGGTGAGAAGGGCCGCACGGTGCCTGTGGAGGAGTTGCTTGAGAAGAACCTCGACCCCAATGTGGCAAGTGCTGGCACGCTCGATTTAGGCAACAGGCTGTTCAGGCTTGATGGCAGTGTCATTGACCGCCCTGACCTGCACAGCGACTACCGCAAGATTTTGACTGGCGAAGACCTTGGCGTGAACTACATTCCCGTGCCCATCAGAGATGTGTACAGCGACTGGGAAGTGCAGAAGGCGCTTGACTTGGCCGCGCAGGGTAAGAACCGACCCGTCACGCTGATGGACTACACGAAGAACGATCCCACGGTGCAGTTGACCGAGGCGCTGTTGACCAAGATGCAAAAGGCTGGGCAGAAGAAGGGTGGAGTCGTCAGGAGCGAGGAGAGTCCAGAGGATATGGCCCGATTCCAAAAGCGGTATGCAATGCACAAGGCCATCGGTGGCCGCGTCAGCAGTAAGCCAGTCAAGATGGCAAGCGGCGGAAGCATCTTTGATAAGCCAGTCCACATGATTGACGGTGGCAAGGTAGCCAAAGGCGTGATGGGTGCTTTCAACAAGGCCAGCACTGCGGCGGATGCGGCAATGGCCGAGGCCAACCTTAAGAAGATGCTTGAGCCAAGTAAGGTGCAACAACGCCTGTACCACGGCACGACGGCCACTGAGGGCGGTAAAGGGAAAGAGGCCATACGCCGCCTTAAACCTAGCAAGGAGGGCGCGTTAGGCTCTGGGGTATACATGACCCCCAACACACCACACGCAAGTAGTTACACGGGCATTCCTAATGACGAGGCGCTTGCGATGATGAGTCAGGGTAACGATTACACCAAGAAGATGGCTGACCAGTTTATGGCTGACCGTGCGGCAGGCAGACTGCGTGAAGGACAGGCAGGCGGCAATATGTTGCCAGTCTATGCCCAGATTAAGAACCCTCTCATCATTGGTAAGTCAGGCAGGAACATTGACCCAGCGGCTGATGCTCTTATGGGCCTTGGCATGGATGAGGCAAGCGCCATCCGATTGGTGGAGAAGGCGTTTGAAGAGAAGGGTAATATCGGCAAGCAGATTCAGAGCAGGGCGCAGGCCCAAGGCTACGACGGCATCATGCAGTATCGAGGCGACGAGTTGTCCGAGGTGGTGTCGTACAACCCTAACGCAATCAAGAGCGCGATTGGCAACCAAGGCACCTACGACATCAATCACCCAGACTTGAGCAAGGCCGAGGGTGGCGCTATGCTTATGCCAACTAAGAAGACTCAAGGCTTTGAAGAAGAAAAGCCAATGGATAAAAGTGTCTTAGAAAAAATGCACAAAGCGGTTAAAGAAATGCCAAAACTTCCGACAAGCCCACTTGGCTCTGCTTTGAATCTAGGCTATGAGGGATACAAATATTTCTCAGGCAAAGACCCAGTTGGGGAATTTCAAAAAGAACTCAATCGTAAGTTAAACCCCAAAATGGATACAGGTTCTGTGCCTGTTGAGCAATTTGAAAAGTTTGCCAAAGGCGGTGCCGCTCGACAAGAATCACCAGAAGACATGGCGCGTTTCCACAAGCGGTTTGTCATGCACAAAGCCCTTGGCGGTGCAGTCAAGAAGCCCCAGAAGTTTGACGGTGGCGGTATTGCATCACCAGAGGAGAACCTGACGGTTCCTCCAGACCGCGAGACCAAGGCTGGCTTGATGGCCGAGTACCTTGCCAAAGCGGCAAAGGAGCAGGGCAAGGAAGAATTGTCCAGCCTAAAAAAGCCACGCGCCATCACGGACTTGCTTAACCGTGGCGTGCTGGCAAACAATCCATTGAGCGCAGGCGTTGACCTTTTCAACATGGGACTGAATGTTGTTGGCGCAGGAAGCGAGAAGCCATTCCTTGGGTCTGAACACCTAAAGGAATTGATGAACAAGACGGGCGTCACTTCAGGCGAAGAGCGCCCCATGATGGAGACCGCTTTAAGTTTTGCCAGCCCCACGGCAATGATCAAGGGTGCGATGAAAGCAACAGACGCGGCTAAGAAAGCGCCTGAGTTGCTCAATAAAGCATCAAGCGCAATCAGTTCGAGTAAACTATCCCCTCTGGCAACAGAGGCGAAGACTGCATCGGCAGGGAAGCCAACAGGAGCAACATATGCTACAAAACAAGAAGGGCCATTTTTCAGAGTCAGCCCAACAACACTTGACACAAGTAAGGCAAAGACGCGAGGAATTAGAGAAGCGGATGAACTTCAAAGCCCAGCCCCTCTCGGAGGAGGAGCAGGATCAATTGGACGCGAAACTCCGCAACTCTTATCGTCAGAAGAGGTGGGTCGAATAATTGCTGACCCAGTTGCAAACGAGCCGCTGAACATTGCGAAGAAATACACGCAGGAGACTCAAGGCACTGACTTTGTTTTTCCTGACATTCCTGAAAGTTCGCTCGTTAAGCAATCAGCCATTGGCCGCACGCAACAACTTGCGGTTGATGGATCGCCTGAGTACAAGACTGCGGTCTTTGATGCTTATGCCCAGCAAATGCCTGATGTGCTTGAGCAGGCTGGCGCAAAGAACTACGACGACCTGATGGAGAAGGCTTACCGCCAACTTGCAAAAGAGACCGACGACCAGTTCAAAGCCTTGCCTTACAACTTCTCGTACCACCGCGCAGGCGAGGGCAACTACAACGGGGCTATGGATATGGCCTCGGATGTCCACGGCAACAAACACTTGTATGTGTACCAAGGCGGTGACAAGCACGACTTCTTGAACCGCGTAGACCCAGCGTCTGGCTTGAACGAGAACGAAAAGTTCCGCGCAGTGCATGACCTGCTTGGTCACGCCATTTACGGCAACCAGTTTGGCCCCAAGGGTGAAGAGATGGCATGGGCCATCCACAGCCAGATGTACAGCCCACTAGCAAGGTTGGCTATGACGGCGGAAACCCGTGGTCAAAATTCGATGGTCAACTACAGCCCACTGAACGCAAACTTGAAGGCCGAATTGGCAATGTATGACAGCATGGCAAACGAAGCCCGCAGGAAGGGTGACAAGGCTCTGCTAAATGAGATCATTGCGGCCAAGCGGCAAGCCTATTCAGGCTTTGAGTTCGCGCCCAACAAGGCCGTTCTATTGCCTCCTGAGTTCTTGAGTCCAAAGTACACTGGCGGAATGCCTTCATATCTTGAAGCCGCAAACCGACCCGTAAAGGGAACCGAAACCCAATCGGTTTTGACTCACTTCAGCAACGACCCCAACTTGCAGATGTTAGACCCCAAGAGGTATGGCACTGGCATCAAGGGGGCGGAGGCCGAGCGCCTGCGCGACTATGCTGGTGGCGTGAAGGATCGCTCGTATTTTTACTTAGGGGAGCCGGGAACCGTGGCACCAGAGGCTGGCCTCGGCGTAAACCGCTACCGTGGCGAAGCATCCAGCCTGTACGACATCACGCAAGACCCCCTGAACTTTCAAAAACTAGCACGCGAGTCAAACCGCACGCCATTCACGGCAAAATACAACCAAGGCGTGACCTACCCCTTGCAAGATGCAAACGATGTTGAGCGTTTGGTCAAGGAATACGGCTACCAAGGCATGGCAAATCCAAAGGCTACCAAGCCAATGGCTATCATGTTCAAAGAAACACCAGTTCGCCGCCAAGCACGCGGTGGGCTTACATTGATGAAGTGAGAAGACTATGGCAACACAATTTCCAAACGACCCCAACGCAGACCGCTTTATCGACGGGCTAAAGATGACTGACGACGGCGGTGCTGTTGCTGATTTAGAAGAAGAGAATCAGGATGTCGAGGAGTTGGAAGATGGCTCGGCCATTGTGACTCTTGGCGAGTTCAAAGGCCCAGAAGAGAACCCAGACTTTTACGAGAACCTTGCGGAGACCATCAACCTGTTCGACCTTGAGAAGATTGGTATGCGATACCTTGATCTGATCGAGAAGGACAAGGAAGCCCGCGAGAAGCGAGACAAACAATACGAAGAGGGACTCAAGCGCACGGGCTTGGGGGATGACGCCCCCGGGGGTGCTAACTTCTTCGGTGCCAGCAAGGTTGTTCACCCCATCATGGCCGAGGCTTGCGTTGATTTTGCCGCCCGCGCCATCAAGGAAATGTTCCCACCTGACGGCCCAGTGCGTACAAAGATTTTGGGCGATGTCACTGACGAGAAGACCGAGACCGCAGAACGCAAGCGCGACTACTTAAATTGGCAGTTGACCGAGCAGATGCAAGAGTTCCGCGACGAGCAAGAGCAGTTGCTCACGCAGTTGCCACTTGGCGGCTCACAGTTTATGAAAATCTGGTACGACGACAAGAAGCGCCGCCCTTGCGCTGAGTTTGTGCCTATCGACAACATCCTTCTGCCCTTCGCGGCAGTGAACTTCTACACCGCCCAGCGCGTGACAGAACAGCAAGACATCACTGGTTGGGAGATGCAACAGCGCATCGACCGTGGCCTGTACCGCGACATCAGCCTGATCCGCGCATCCGCCGAACCAGAGCAGACAGCCGCAGAAAAAGCCAACAACAAGATTGAAGGCAAGTCGTGGGATGACAACGAAGACGGCCTGCGCCGTGTTTTCCACATTTACACATGGCTGTCGATTGACGACGACCCAATCACTAATGGCGACTCCGCCCCTTACATCCTGATGGTTGACGAGTTAGAGAGCAAAGTGCTTGGCCTCTACCGCAACTGGGAAGAGGGCGACGAGTCAATGGAAAAGTTGGACTGGATCGTCGAGTTCAAATTCATCCCTTGGAGGGGCGCATACGCTGTTGGGCTACCT